TTGTCATATTACTAGGAATGTCAACTAAAGGCTCTTTGTTTTGAGCTCCTATTTGTTCCTCAGTTAATTTTGGTTTGGATTTAATCTTAAAAGATCCCTCCGTTTTTACTTGTTCACTCATGATATGATATTATATGATTATTAAATACTTGTTTACGAAGGCCCAAACGAAGATAAATCTCCAAATCCACCCATTACGTCATTGCCAGATGATTCAAAATTCTTAGGCATGCCTTCTGTTTGTCTTTGTTGTATCATTTCACTTTGCTGTGTTCCTTCTTTCTCTATTCGCTTATCTTTGCGATCTTCAATTTCTTTTTCTTTTTGCTGTGTTGCAGCTACGGATGCTTGAGCCAACTGTATATTGTATTGAAACTCTGTAGCCATTAACTCTTTTTTAATTTGAGCTTCAGCTTGCATTCTTTGCATTTCAAAACCTGCTTTAGCTTGTTCTATAGCAACTTTTTCAGCAGTTAATGCTTGTTGTTTTTGTACTTCAGCCATAGCTGCTTTTTCAGAAGATTCCGCATTCGCTTGAGCTTGCGCTTGAATGTTTTGTTGCACTTGAGCTTGAGCTGCTTCTTGCTTTTTCTTACGCTTTAGTTTTAGCATTTGATTAGCTAGCTTTATGTTTTTTATTTCTCTAATATCAATAGCGTCTTCAATATCAATTTCTTTTGTTTGCAAAGCTATTTGTATATTTTGTTGCAAACCTGCTCTTTCTTCATCATCCGGTTCCATCTCTAAAAATATACCAAAATCATGTAAATTAAGTTTTTCAATTTCTTTAAGAGTTTCTACGTTAAATGTAGATATACTATTCATTAAAGAGTTTTTAGTAAGTGGAAAGTTTAAAACGTCCGCAATTTTTAAAGATATATTTTCACAAGTACTTAGCGATAAGTAAATACTAGCATCTTGTATGTGTTTTGTAGCAGTATTAGAAGCGTTAGCAGCCATTTTTTGTAGACCAACTAAAGCATTTGCATCTGGCATAGCTCCGTCTCTTGCTTCGTTTAACCCAGTCACATCTCTAATCATTTGTAGATTGTAGTTGTATGCCGTTATTAACGCTTGCATTTTACCAATACCACTAGATGATGACAATTCTTGAATAGGAACTTTACCTCTATTCATATCTCCGTCTTGAGTAAGCGATCTACCAACAACAGAACCTGTTTGAAAATACATATTCAATGCCTCTGCTGGATTGTAGTTTGTTCCATTACCTAAATCTACTTCCGCTAGCCCATCCATGTCCAAGAATATTCCGTCAGGAACCATTCTAGATAACACTTGTTGCATTTTTAAATGAGTTAATTGTATTATATCAGCAAAGCCTATGCATTTGCTTATAAGCGATTGTATAACTCCTTTGTACATTCTAGGTGCTGCCATCGAATAACTCATTTCAACACGAGTTGTGTCAGCCATAGGTCTTGTCATATTCTCCGACATTTCCCATTTAAGCATTGTATCTGATCCAACAACTTTAGCTCCTTCGTATAAAACTTCAATTGATCTTGATACTCTATCAAAGTTATCATTAGCAGGAGGATTAAAAGCATCAGTTTTTTCAATAGCTTTTTCTAATCCGTTATCAGTTTTCTTTATTTTAAAAACTTGATCAGTATAAGTTTTGTACTCAAAGTACATTACTTGAACAGTATTGTAGTCGTAGTTTTCAAAGCCTCGTATAAGTCTACGGTTACCTGGTGATTTTTGAATTCTTTCTAACTCCTCATCAGAAATGTGAGGAAATTCTTTTTTAAGTTCAGGTATAGTTATGGATTTAACTTCACCTACATAATATATATCATCAAAGTTAGGGTCTTCTGTGTATGACCATACGCAATAAGCGGGATCAACATATTTAACAACTATGCCTTCTGCGGGATTAAAAGCTGTTTTAGTTATACCTATTCCAATATTAACTAAATCCTGGTTAACTCTTGCTTTAGTCAAGTCAAATTCATTAGTTGCTAATACAGTATTAATAGCTTCTTCTTCTGCTATTTCAATAGCTTGCTTATAGCTTAGCTGCATGTGAAGATCTCTTTCCTCTATAGTTTCAGGCAATTCTCCTTCCGGCATATTAGATTTACTAAGATCCATTGGAATTACTGCAGAGGCAATAGCCCGTTGTTCTTTAGTAAGCATGTCAAACAATATGTTGTCAGCATGATCTGTTCTTTTCTTTAAAGATTCAGGATCTTGAGCGTAAGACGTAATGTCATATTGCTTTTGAGTAATACCATTAGCTACTATATTTGAAAACTTTGAAAGTATTGGTACCGGTTTCCAGTCTAAATTAAGATAAGACAAATCACCATTGATAGCTAATTCATCTTTATATTTTTGTACACTTTGTTCTCCTCTGGCATATAGTCTTAAATTATGAAAGTTATTCCAGTTAGAAGCATATCTATTAGAACCACTACCTCCATAATTAAACCACTCTTGCTCAATAGCTCGTGATACTTGCAATCCATATTCTATAGTTGCTTTCTCAGCATCACTTACTACTTGATCCGGAAATGGGCTATTAGTATTTGTACTTACATTCATTTATTACATTATTTTTGAAGTAGTTCCCTCGTTATTGTATTTTTTAAAGCCTAAGTTAATTTTCTTAACCGTTATAGCTCCTTTTGGACTGTACCTATGTTTGTTACAAGCCATTAAAGCTAAGCCTGAGCTTATTGATGCATCATGCTTTGTTCTATTGTTTATATCAAACTTTGCCCAATCTTCTAATGTTCTTTGCAAATAAACGTCTCCATAACCTTCTTTAGTTATACCTACAAAATCTTCTATGTAAGTTTCAATTGCTGAAGCGTGAGCTTGCTTTATATCTTCACTTGAATTTGGTATACCACCTACTTCTCGTTCTGATAAAGATAACTTGTTATAAGTTTTATCTGGTCTGTTGATGCTAAAACCTCTATAGCCTCTACGCTTTAAATAATAAAGTAATCTAGGTTTATTGTTTTCACACAACAATGGCATGCCGTAAAACACCAATGCCATTAACACATCTTCAAAAAACATTTCAGCTGTTGAAGGTCTAGCTATGTATTCTAAAAAAAAATGATTAGGAGGTACATCCTCCATTGAAAACTTAGTTAATCCGTGTAGTGCGCCATTAGAGCCGCCACCGCCAACAACACCACTAATATCGTAGCTGTCACAACCAAATGCTCCCATGTGCTCATTTCCAGGATGTTTGTTTCCATTCTTTATTATTACATTATTTTGTTGTTCTTGATTTGGAACCCAAGTAACATAGAACCTGCCATCCTTATTAGGATAGAACATAACTCTTGTATCTTTAATTCCGTTTTCCCATTGGAAGTTACCTTTAGTAACCATAGTATTATTTCTTAACTCATCGTTATAATCTATTTGTTGATAGATTTTTGTTAAGTTAAATATAGATTGTTTAGATTCATCTCTAAAGGCATGGGCCTCTGTTCTTGGAAACTGTCTGTAGTATTCGTTTAAAGCATCTGGATCATCTTTTAGCCCTTCAACTTCATTTTCCCAATGTTGTATAACTCCTTCTGTTATTTCGCTTCCATGTGGTCCGTATGTTTCTTTCTTCGGAACATCAAACACAGGATAGCCATACTGATCAATAAAACCCTCATAATTCCATTCCATAGGAATAAAAAGTTTGTATAACCCCGTTTTAGTTTGACCATTCTTGTTTCTAGTTGATGCGTCTGATCCATCATATAATTTTTTAAAGTTTTTACCTCCTTTATCCAAAGCGTTAGATGTTGAACCCATCATACATTTGCCTACAATTCTGCTACCTAACCTTAAACAGGTTTTTGTAACCCTCCAGTTATTAAGTATATTTGTAGGTCTTTCCCATTTACCGCTTTCATCGTGAACTAATAGCTTTAGCTTCTCACCATCATAACTATTATCACCTGTATTTTTCCAGTCAATAGTTGTATCTAACCCATCAAGGTCTTCAGCTTTATTGTTATCGTCTAGTTTTCTTCTTGTAAATTTGGAAGCGGGTACTCTGTACGCCAATTCCGTTTTGGGACGGTCCATCCCGTCTTGTATTGGTTTAAAAAAGAACGGATAATTAACCGAGATCGGTACAACCTTATCTGTAAACATTTTTTTCGCATCCGCACCGGATTTAGATAATATACCGAATCGCGCGTCTGATGATATTGTAGCTGCGTTAACTGTTTCTCCCGATGACATGAACGAAAATCCAGAACGTCTATTTTTAAGGTAGCAAATTCCGTAGGATCTACTGTCCGCCTTGCAAGCTTCCCAAAACAAATAGAACAATCTGTTTGATTCTCGAAAGTCGGGTAGTCCAACGTCAATTTTTGACCATTGCAAATACATGTAATGAGTACCAGTAATATAAGTATCCACCCCTTTATTAATAAACCAGTAACCTGTTTCTCTTCTGTTAAATTCTTCATCTATATAAGGATGCCACTTTTCATGAAATGCTTTAGGATACTTTGCCCAATCAGCTTCACTTTTTATTTTACTTAATTCTTTGGGATATTCGCTTACCACCCATTTATTTTCGCCAAGATCTTTTGCATCTTCGTTTTTAGGTAAAGCAATGTGAATATTTCCAATAAGATATATTTCCCCTATTTTACCTGTTTGGCTTATTACGATTAAATCGTATTCTTTATTATAGCCATATTCCCATTTAGCGTATCTGTTATTTTTTTTAATAACCTGAGGCTTAACGTAGTTTTTTACTATTGTATATAATGTTTGTTGATATGCCATTATTTAGATCTCCCCTCGGCAAAGCCTTTAAATACTGGTTTGTTAGAATCTACATTAGATTCATTAATCATACTTTCTTCCTCTTGAATTCTATTAAGAATTTCAAAAGCATCGAATATGCAAAGCTTTTTAGTAGCGGCAGCGTTTTTAAGTCTGTCAGCTGATATATCTTCTTCTGAGTCAACGATCTTTTCTTTCGCTACCTTTACTAATTCTTTAATTGCTTCCCGCCCAGCGGCTATTATACTCTTCTTCGTTTCTATCGAGTTCATACTTTATAACAATATCATTTGATTTCATACAATACATAACCTGATTGTCTATAACAAATTCCCATTCGCTATTAGGTGTAAATCCGATTAAGTCTCCAGGATTGATTCCAGACTCCTCTAAGGAGTTATTACCTATTTTAAGTATACCAATAAGATCCGCAGTTTTTTGACTGCTTAAAAGGTCTTTATTTTTAACAGGAGCAACAAAGCACCTATCTCCAAATGAATTCCAAGATTTATCTTTTTTATATAAGTATATTTGATCTATAGCACACATAAAAAGATTATCTTTTAAGAACGACCTACTGTTCTTTTTGATTCCTTTCATATCATAGAATACTCTAAATACGTTGTGGTGAACCACTATTAAATCACCTTTTTTTATAGGTGTTGCAAATGCCGCAGGAGTTTCCACTACTTCAGCAATATTGTTAACGTGTTTAAAACTTTCTATAGAGCTATTTGTTATTAGGGTTTGCCCTTCAACCTTAACCTCGTTATCATATCTTTTGCCCACAGGCTTAATGATAAAATCGTATATGCTCCTCATTAATATTCTAAGTCATACTCAACGGATATTGCCATGTTAGAATTAAACTTCTTCCACGGCATTACCTCGTCTACTTTTTTTATAAATATATTATAAGAATTGTCAGACTCTTCAAACATTATATGAGAAATTTCGTGACCGCCATAAACTGTCTGTTTAACAGAGTAATGCATTGCTTCGTTTTTGTAGTCAGCCCCGATACTAATTTTTCTTATAATATTGTTCATAATATTATTCTTTTACATCTGCTTCTATTTCTTCGTAGCTTCCGTCCATTAGATTAATATTAATAGCACCGTATTGATCTTCTATTTCTTTTTTAGCTTTATCCATCTCTTTTTCAATAAGAGTTACGCCTTCTATAGCTTTAGATTTTTGCACTTCTAGACCAGCTATGTGGTTGAAATATTTTTGCAAATCATTTTGCAATCCTTTTACTTTTTCTAATTGTTCAGGCGTTATTACTTTAACTGCCTCTTCGATTTCTGTTTTCATTTCTTTTACTTTGCTCATGTTGATTTAATTTAATTGTTAATAATTTCAATTTTAGTATTTTCAAATAAAGGGCCAATTTTTCCCGCTTCAGACCATATGCTATTACCGTTGGAAAATTCAGCTTTACCCTCACTATTGTAAACTATAGCTCCATTATCTTT